CCTTCTGATTGTTTGAAGGTAAAAACAACATAATGGTAGTCTGTTGAAGAGAGTGATGTAGTTGTAGTAAAATCCTGCACTGAGCTATCTGCCGCTACTATCATTCTCATATATAATCTACCGTTACTCCCCAATCGTACAAAATGGTCGATTCCCCCGCTATTCGGGGTTATAATCATCGGCGAAGATGAAGCATTAGTAGGTTTAATAATCATCTCTATACTAAATCCGCTAGAGCTAGATACATTAGGGTCTGGTATTTGTATATAATCATCTGTACCGTCAAATTCAGGTTGACCAGTGGAACTAAAGGAAACATTTGATACATCTATATCTGTTGATCTTTTTAAGTCTATAAGAGATTGTGTAGAAGAACGAGTTCCTGCTACAAAAGGAGTATGATGACTCTTATTGTGCTCAAACTGCATATTTCTATAATATATCTTCTTACTAGTAAAATGTGGTTTTATAAAATTTAAAAAATCATAAGAATAAGCTCCGGTTAGGTTAGGTTTCATAGTAACGGTAAGTGCGAATTTAACCCATTCATTAGCCGGTAATGATGATGGTCTAACTTGAGATGAACTTACTCTAGATTGGTCATTACTAGTTGAAAACTCGTTTGAATACTCGTTTGTATCAAAGTAATACTTGTTCCCACTTTGTGTAATAGTTTCTGTTGATTTTAACTCAAATGACCATGTATATGTTTCATTAGAAGAAACAGCTATGTTCGGTACTTTTATGTAGTTGTACCCAGTGGTCCCACTATTAGTTTCTAAATAGGTTCCTCCTGAGTCTGATCCAAAAGTTATTCCGCTAGATCCAACAGCAGTATTAGCTAAACTATTGACAGTAGGTTCACCTGGGTAGAATCTGGTTGAAGTGTTATTATCAGCTACACCGTATCCGGTATCGTATCCAAATACTAAATTATCTTTTATTAAATGAGGTCCTGTATACATTATATTCCGAATCTTTTTCTATATGCGTTAAAGTTTTGTTTTACTTCGTCTGGTGTAAACGCTCTGTTATTGTGTCTATATATAGGGATACTGCCGTTAAAAACTCCTAAAGTAGATACTTGATTACCTGCTGTATAGGAACCTATCCTATATGGTAACGTACTACTATTGCTATGTGCTACGTGGCTGGAAATATCGTGAGATGCATCTAAGATCCCGTTTATATATAGGAATACTTTATTATTCCTCTCTACCGCTACCACTACATGGTACCATTCGTCTATGTCGATAAAGGAATTACTGAGGTAATCAGTATGGCCTGTGTTAGCCCAACTCGCCCCAAAACGTAATTTGTATTTGCTTTGACTAGAACTCCAAAAATTATCAACCCAGTACCTAGAGGCAGCTGAACCAGCATATGATTTGGACATAATCCACTGTGATGCTGAAGTATTTGTTGTTCTTTTAAATACTGTCTCTATTGTAAAATCCTGTAATCCTGTATCTAGCACATCACCTTGATTGATATTATCATCCGTTCCATCAAAAGTAGGTTGCCCTGTTGAATCAAAAGATACATTAGATAAATCTATATCTGCTGTTCTTTTTAGGTCTATCAAACTAGCTGTAGATGATCTAGATGTTGCTGTAAATGGTGTTGAGTGTCCTTTTACTTCTACCTGGTACTCTTTATAGTAAATCACATCGTTTATATTACTATGTGTACCAGATTTTCCTATGAATATTGCTAAATTCTTATTACCAGATACATTACCTGTGGTAAATGAGTATCTTCCTCTACCGCTTATACTTGTTTGGGAATACCCAACATTCCCATCAACAAACAGAAAGTACCCTGTCAAGCCTGTTACATCGAACTCTACTGAATACGTTCTTGAAGTTCCGTCTGCTTGTGACAGGTACGGAAATTGTGCTAATCTATAATTAGTCCCGTATATGTTTGTGATAGTAAGCTTTTTCCAACCGGGTCCCTTTTCTGGTGCGGTTGTCGTAGAAGATGCTGCACCGTTATGTGTTCCCCAATTGCGTTTAGCATCTGTATCTGCTTGGTTTATGGTAACCTCTCCTGGGTAGAATCTCGTAGCGGTACTATTATCTGCCACACCATACCCGGTATCGTATCCAAATACTAAATTATCTTTTACTGTATTAGGTCCTCCTATGGTTGCCATACTATTCTTCTATTTGTATAGTCCACTGTTCTGTTGAAAGTAATTCTAATATTTCTGAATGAGTATATTCTGTGTATTCTTCACTGTATAAGGAAGGTCTTCCGTAAGTACCGGCTTCAATTGTATTAGTTACTTCTTCTCCTGTTTCTATATCTTCAAAAGTTTCTGTATAAGTTTCTTCTACTACATTAACTTCATATTTAACAAAAGTTAAAGTCTCGTCTACAGACTTTCTTAATGAATCAGCATTTGATTCATGTACTTGATTGAAGTCAATATCACCTATTATACTTGTTGGTATAACCAACCATCTTCTATTTTCGAATCTCATAATTTTATATATTAAATCTGTTTTTGTATGCGTTAAAATTTTGTTTTATTTCGTCTGCTGTGAGTACTTGTTGGTATACTTTTGCTATTGGTATATCTCCTGTAAGCCATCTTGTGAGGGTAGTAGAACCACCTATTTCAAAATTATCGTTAACTGGTGCTACAGTAGATAATGTACCTGTAGCGTCTTGTACTCCATTTAGGTAAATTTTAGCAGCTCCAGCTGAATCTCTTGTAAATACTGCGTGATACCAAGTCCCAGTATTAATTGTTGTTGCTCCATTGATTGATGTTCCATTAATAAAATTTCTTAACTTGTTGTTTGTGTATAAATCAAATATGACCCTCCCTGTACCTGGGTACTGACTTCCTAGCCAATGTTCTGTTCCTGATGTGTTTACGTCTGCTTTGAATATAAATTCAGCACTGTAGTTTGATGTGCTTATAAGTCTGTTTAGCTCTATAATATCATCTGTTCCATCAAAAGTTGGCTGCCCTGTTGAATCAAAAGAAATATTTGATACATCTATATCTGCTGTTCTTTTTAAATCTATTAGAGATTCGGTTGAGGAGCGATTATTTTCAACGTAAGGTGTTGCGTGTGTACCCCTAGTAGCCTGTTGACCTGCTATATATACATCTGTAGTACTAAGTATCCCTCTAACCGCTACCCAGTATGTTGTAGCTGAAGCACTTACAGTTCTAGTATAATTATACCTAACCCAATTAGAGGTCAATGTTATTGTAGGTGAAATTCCGTACCCACTATTGTTATCGTAAATAGTAAGATGGCAAGTTCCTGAGCCTTTTAAATAAACGCTATAATTAACCGAGTCTCCTCTAACATCTATTGAGTAAGAACTAAATCGACTGTAAAGTTGGTTATTACTACTACCGTCTATTCCAGTAAAACGAGAGTATTTCCCACCAGGTGCTGATGTGTCTATTACATTTGTTTCTGTAGCAGTACTCCTATATACAACTTCAGGATATGCTGATGTAACAGTACCGCCCATATCGTATATTAAGTTTTCTGTTGTTTCGCCTGGGTAGAATCTAGTTGATGTTTCATTATCTGCCACGCCGTAACCAGTATCGTATCCAAATACTAAATTATCTTTTATTAAATTAGGCCCTCTTGCTATTCCCATAATTGTATTTTATTAAATATACGAATTTATTTCCTAAATTCAAACCTACTCTTCTACTACTTGGTAAACTCTGTTTGTAGGATCTGCAGCTATAAGTTCATCTCTTTTTGTATTTGCTTCAACTTCTGTTTCAAATGATTCTACAGTATCTCCGGAGTTTAATTTATAAACCCATATCTGTCTTTTAGCCCAAGATGGATCTTCCGAAAATGTATCTGTAGGAATTAATTGTTTTTGAATTTTAAATGCCATATTTTCTTATTATATTGTTCTTACTAAACTTTTTATTATCCAGTTATCTGATGTTGTTGTTGCTCTTAGTCTCATATCTGTTCCTGATATATCTACCGATAGGGTTACGTCTGATGTATCTCCTAAATCGTTGGTAGATGTTTCTGTAAATTCTACATTAGTTCCATCATGTATTGCAAAGACTGTACCAGCTCTAAGATTTGTTCCATTTTTAATTACAAAGTCAAAGAATGCTGCATCGTAATTAGCTTTAACTACTGTTGCTATAGTTTCTGTCCCTGTGTCTACATCAAGATTTTCTTGGTTAGATATATTTACACCTTTGACCTGTAAGTCACCTTCTATATCCACTTTAGCGCTAGGACTAGTAGTTCCTATTCCTAACTTATCCGATATATGAACATTTCCATTATTCGTATAAATACCTGCACCGTTTGAATAAACTCTAAAAACGTCGGATAGATCTGATTTTTTTACTCTCAATCCTATAGCACTTGCAACTATATCTAATCTAGCTCCAGGATTAGTAGTACCGATACCAAAATTACCTGAACTGTTAAGAGTAACAAACCTATTAGCACCTCCTTTAATTGTAAAGTAGTTTCCACCACCAATAGACCAAACTGGCTGGGTTGGACCATATTGCCATTTATATTGGTTTGTGCTGTCGTTAGAAACAAAAACATCTCCGTCGTCAATATGTAATTTATCACTAGGAGTTATTGTACCGATTCCTACTCTACCATCAGTTCTTATTCCGACAGCATCAGTAACACTTTCTGTGTCAATAATTAATGCCTGTCCACTAGTTGGTGTCTTGATATAGGTGTCATTACCTCCATTTCTAAAGTGTAGTTGTGCAAACTTTGTAGTTGCAGAGCCATTATCTTGATGTATTAATAATTCTGAGGTATTACCGTTTCTGTACACTTCTAATGTAGCACCGTATGCTGAAGGTGGTGTATCACCTGCAACAATCATTCCTCCTCTTACATCTAATTTAGCTGAAGGACTATTCGTCCCGATACCGATATTGCTTTTTAATCCAACGCCTTGTCCAACAATATTTAAACCGCTTGACTCGTGAGTCCCTGAATCAGCTAAAGTGCTTATGGATATTTTGCTAGTGTAATTCCTAGTTTGTTTTATTATAGTATCGTCGTTTCCGCTTCTTAAAATATAAAAAGCGTTTGATGCTCCGTGTTGCAACGTTATTCCGTCTCCATCATTGGCGCTTACTTGCAATTTACTACTAGGGCTAGTAGTTCCGATACCTACATTACCGTCACCTCTAAGGAACATTACGCTACCATTGCTATTTGTAAAGTCAGCAATACCTCTAAGAGCGGAAGATGTTCCGTGGTGAACTTCCATAGCGTTTTCACCTGAATCACTAACTTTTGTTAATTTAAAACCAGGTTGATTATCTTCACTTACGACATCAATATGTAACTTAGCCCCAGGACTAGTAGTACCAATACCGACGTTGCCGTTCCCGGTTATTCTAAGTGCTTCTAATGGGGTTCCTGCGGTTTTAACCCTAAATATAGTATCTCCTTGAGCAGCGTTAAATCTATTATCAATATAAGAATCACCTGTTGAAGCATTATGCCATAAATCTAATCCCGAAGAATTATCTGAACTTCTAAGTAAAACAGCAGTATCACCTGTATTTCCACTTACTCCTGTTAATTGTAAAGTCTTAGTAGCAGTTTCAGAGTCTGTTGGCAAAGTAGATCCCGGACTAGTTGTCCCGATACCTAGATTACCGTCGGTAAAGTAGTGGTCACCTGACCCTGTTACTCTTAATGAACCTGAGAATGAATGTATATCATCTGATGTATCCCCAAACTTAGTTGAACCACTTTCATATAATATGGAAGCAGAAACAAATTCAGTATGAAATTCTTGAGCTGTTACTTTTCCTGCTACTGTTAAGTCTCCGGACGTTATAATATCTCCGTCACTATTAACTTTATATTTACTAACTCCGTCAACCTGTAAATCGAGTAAATTTTTATCTCCTGAACCTGTTGCTGTTTCTGTTACATTTAGTTTAATACCTGTATAACCCGCTGTTGATGATTGGTCAATTGTAGGTACAACTTCCATCATAATTTGCTCACCAGATGATGCTTCAAAACTGCCGTTATTTACATGCATAAATCTATGTCCAATAGCAGCGTTAGTAACACCTCCTCGGTAGTTGAATGTACCTCCACCACCTCCAAGGGTATTACCGTATGAAGTTAAAGTACCATATGTTATAGTATTTCCGTTTCCATTTACATAGAACTTTTGAGTACCTTCTCTTGTTATATTAAATCTATCTGTTGAACTATCAAGATCTACGTCTAACTTATAACCCGGTGTTGAAGTACCAATCCCAACATCGCCTAGTGCATTAATTCTTAAAGCATCAACTAATGTACCCGATGTTACTGGGGCAGTTTTAAATGTAAAACCACCTCTTGTTGGATTTGCTGATTCATATCCATAGTAACTTTCTAACTTTACTTGGACTGCTCCACCGTCGTTATATATTCTCCCTCCATTTATAGAACTTCTTAGGAATTCAACTCCAGCTAAGTAGGGAGAAGTTGCTCCAGAATCTACCTTTATAAAGGAGCTTCCTTCTTTATATACATGAAGCTTTTCACTAGGACTGGTAGTTCCTATACCTACGTTTGTGCCATTAGTTGCTCCAGATGTCCCTGCATCTGGTTGATAAATAGTTAGCCCATCAGTAAGTTCATTGCCATCATATTGTATGAGGTTTAAATGCGCTATTGCTCTATTGCTATCTGCTCTACCTGCTGAAACTAATAACCCTCTGTCATTACCCGCATTAATCAAAACAGAAGCACCACTATTATTTTCATCTTGGTCTGTGCCAAATCTAGCAACAAGGTCGTATAAACCGGTAGTCCCTGTTTTTAATACTTGCAGTTTTGGCGTCCCATTCGCAGCTCCCTCTTGACCAGAAATAGTAGTAGTCCCGATACCTACGTTACCGCCGTAACTTTGTAACGATAAATTACCTGTATTACCACTGCCTAGTGTTGTTTGAATTTGGTACTGTCCATTAGCGTCGTATCTTCTGATGTACATTCCATCGGTAGTGCCGTTTACTATGGAAATTGGAGAAGATGTTCCTGATCCTACATCAACAGTCATTTTAGCAGTTCCTCCAACTGTGGAAGGACTAGTGGTACCGATAGTAACTTTACCTGTTCTGGTAATTCTCATTCGCTCATCAGCATTGGTAGTTCCGTCGGAGAAATCACCTGTAAAGAATCCTAAACCTGTTCTAGCAAAGTTAGCAGTATCTACCGGGGTAATTGCAGCTGATATTTTACTACTGTGCACCCATTCAATACCGTTTGTTTGCGAGTTAGCGTAACCGAATTGTAGTTTTTTATTATTGTTTACTTTTAGGTCTCCATTTAAAACTAAGTACCCACTACCTCCACCTGTTCCTCCAAAATAAAATTTAGCTAAATTAATAGCAGAGGGAGTCGTTCCTTCAGCATCTTCAAAGCCTGTTATATTTACTAAACCGTTGTAGTATGTTCCTATGAAAGGGCTGTTTGAGTGTCCTTTCATTAACAGTCCCCAGTTACTTCCGTTACTTAACTTAAACAGTCCGGTATTGGTTGTTGCTTCGGATTTAATTCTTAGAGATTGCTTTGATAAATCGGAGTTATATACGTAAAGATTAGAGTTAGTTCTTATATTACCTCCAACATCTAATTTTTGAGTAGGATTAGTATTTCCGATACCTACCCTACCTGCTGAGGTGATACGCATTGTTTCACTACTATTAGGTGAAAATCTTATAGGTTGGGTGGATAGTGTCTTTACATCTAAAGAATAACTTCCCATTATGCTATTATACCCAAGTGAAGTACTTTGGCTTTCACTTAGAGAATATGCGCTTATAATTTTTGTAGTACCTACATTGTCATTACTTATAACCTCTAATTTAGAGCTAGGACTAACAGTACCGATACCCATACGTTCATTTGGTTCATCTAAATGAACTAATGAAGAAGTTACGGTGTAGTTAGAAGAACCTACCCATACCTTACCTTCCGGTAGGTTTGGAATATCATTGCTTCTCATTATAGAGGAAACAACTATTGATCCAGCAGAACCTCCAGATACTTTTCCTACTTTACCTACATTTTGAATCAAGTTAGTAGCGCCTGTTGGTCTTACTGTTGTTAAACCTCCTCCTGCTTTAACATATAATGTAGTATTAGTTGTAGGAGTTACACCATCGATAGGACTTGTTGTTATCCCTTTATGAATACCTGTTACTATAGCGTAACCTTGTCCATTATTATTAAGGGCTGATGTTACTATACCTATTGCAGGCATTTTTGTACTGTCACTTGCATCTGCAGGAGATACTGTAAGGGTTTCTGTTGCTCCTACAGTTCCTGTCTCGTATACCGGTGTTCCTTCGGCTATTGTGCCGCCGGAAGTATTTTTTACTGCTATTAATACAGCTTCTGATGATGTCGAACTAAATGCGTCTGTATCTATCCATGCTGTACCGGTAGCAGTTGATGAAAGTACCTGTCCTGAAGTACCTGATACGTTGGATGTATCAAATATAGCTCCATCTATGTAAAAATCACCGCTTGCACTTATGTTACCTTCTATAGTTAATTTTTCGCTAGGATTAGGATTTCCGATACCTAGGTTACCAGAAGAGTCCATACGCATTTTCTCTCCGCCGCCTACAGTTCCAAACTTAATACCCTCCGCTTGTATCAGAAGCGGTAAGGTTTGACCTAAATTAGATTTATGAGCAGAAATTCTAGCTTGATTAGATATGCTTGAAGCAAATTCCAATCTAGAATTTGTAGAATCTTCAACAAAAATTTTGTTGGTGGCTTTTATATCTCCTACAACGTGTAGTTTCTGTGAGCCAGGATTAGTAGTTCCGATTCCTACGTTACCGTCTGTAAAATAATGGTCTCCTGAACCAGTAACTCTTAATGACCCTGAGAATGAATGGATATCATCTGAGGTATCTCCAAATTTAGTAGAACCTGATTCATACATGATAGACGCACTGACAAATTCTGTGTGAAATTCTTGTGCTGTTACTTTTCCGGTTACTGTTAAATCCCCGCTTACTTTTGTGTCTTGGGTTAGATTAAAGCCGGAAGTAGCATTTGTGTTAATCTTATAATACCCTGCATCAAAGTCATATACTGTGTTCTGTCCGTTATCTCCTCTACTATAGTGGTATATTTTAGTACCATCTGTAGGACTACCTAAGAATATCCATCCTGATGAGCCGCTAGGTTGCAGTCTTAGTGAGGTATTATTTGGAGTAGAGATATTACTATTTACTTCTAAGTTACCAATAGTTATATCATTTGTAGTAGTTGCTCCTCTGTCTGTTACTGAGTCTAGTGTATCTGTTTCTGTGTATAGAGATGAAACGCTAGCCCACTGCGTACCAGCAGCAATTTTACTAAGTACCTGTCCGATACTACCTTGCGAGTTTGTTGAATCGTACAGCTGATTCTGTAGTCTCATATTACCGGCTATGTGTAGTTTCTCACTAGGACTAGTCGTTCCGATGCCGACGTTGCCTGTAGTTGTTAAATTACCAGTAATAGTAGCTAGAGTTCCTGATTGCGCTAGTTGAAGTATTTCTGTATTTGCTACATAAAATTTTATATTATCTCCAGCTGTTGTTCCTTCTATTCTAACGTCATCAGAAGTCCACCTTAAAGCATTACCATTTGACAGTGTTACATCACCAGTTATTCTGGCATTACCATCAACTTCCAACTTCTCACTAGGACTAGTTGTACCAATACCTACGTTGCCGTCAAAATCGATGATAGCTCTCTGTGTATTATTAGTAGTAAAGTTAATGGATCCAGATGTCAAAGGTGTTGCTGTTGCCCCTGCAACTATGCTTATATCTCCTCTAGTTCCAGCAGTAGTGCCGTACCTACTGTATATATCTATGTATCCACTATTGCCGCTGTTTCTATTTGCAGCAGATAGTGTTATCTTATCCGGATTATAATGTGAACCGACGCCAGATGCACCAAATATTCCAAAATCAGAATAAGATTTCCCTACGTGTATCCCTTTTGTACCGTCTTGAATTGCTACTGAATTTCCATGTACGACTAATGTAGTGTTAGGAGTAGTCGTTCCGATACCTACCTTACCGTCATTACCCAATACTAATCCGTCTGAGTATGTGCCGCTGGATTGGTATACTAATTTTGCTCCGTGATTATTGTTATCTGTTCTATCGTGTAATTCTAGTACATTTGCAGCATTTGTAGACCCGTAAGTCCTAAACCCAAAAGAACCAAGGTGAGGGGCGTAGATACTCTTACTTGAAATAAAAGAAGAACTGTCTGTTCTTAGTTTAGCGTCCCCGCTTAGGTGTAGTATGTCTTGATTGCTACTGTTTTTAACAGTAAAAGTGGATAATCCGTACGAACCGTTTCTTTGTATAACATAGTTATACGAGTCCATTATGTGTTCTGCAGCGTATGTAGAAGCTGCTTTGATTATCAATTTGTTCGCAGTTACGTCTGTGGTAACATCTAGCGAGTTCAAGTTAGCGTCGGAACCACTAACTATCAGTTTTTTCCAATTTGGCATATGTCTTTAGATTACGGTTGGTTACAGGTTTGCCTGCCCACTTCCCTTTCGGGCCAATAATATACGTATAAATAGCAAAAGGTCCCGAAGGACCCTGTGTGTTACTTTATTGCATCTATGTGTTTTCCGATTTTGGCAAATACCTTTACAAATATTTCAAATTCGTTTCCTGTATAGGTAGCAGTTCTTAGTTTTGCTAGTATGAATTCTGCTTCTTTTTTAGTTAGACTTTCGTCTTTTGCCTTTTTAGGCAAAGCTTTTTCTAATAATCCCATAAAATAATATAACTTAATTTTTAATTGTACTTTTTATACGTAGATAAATATGTCTGTACCTTCTACTCTAATATTTCCTACATGATCTGCTTGAGCTGTTGCTGCGTTGGTTTCTGTACCTTCAAATACACCTGCTACGTGGTAACTTGGTGTTTGGTTACCTGTTGCATTAGAAGCCATATTACCGACTACTGCTAAACGTCCATCATTTGATTTATAACTCGCATCCCATATTAATCCTGCTCCAGACTGTGCTGTTCCGTTAGATCCTCCGAATACTACCCCAGAATCTCCTGTTGCAGCGGAACCAGAGTTAAGAAGTATAAATCTATCTTCTATATCTAAATTTGTTACGTTAGCATTTAACGTATCTCCTTCTACTGTCAGATTACCTGCTATAGTTACATCACCACTTGTCTGTACAGATGTTACACTGATGTTATCATCTAAATTAATAGTAATCTCATCAGTATTTGTACCTACAGTGTTAATGTTTGTACCTCCTGCAACTTCTAATGTATCTCCTAACGTAATAGTTTGATCAGTTCCAGTATCCCCGGATAGGGTAATTGAATTACTATCAAGTGCTGTTGTTGGTATTCCCGATAAATTAGCTTCTACTACAGATATACCTCCTGTTGCTACAGATATTGTATTATCTGCTGCTTCTACTGCTATCGATACTGGTGCAGAACCGTTATATGTAAAATCTGCAATACCATCACCGTCTGTAAGTGAGTCTAAGTTGGTTCCTAATTCTTTACCACTTATAGTGCTATTAGCTAAAGATGTATTAGGAATACTGCTTAAATCAAAAGTAATTGTATCCGTTCCTGGTGTTCCTACTATAGTTAATCCAGCCCCTGATGATCCAGTGACAAAATTAAGTATATCTGTAGTACTATCTGCTATTAATGGTGTACCGTTAATAGATGCTGTAACGAACCCAGGGAATGCTGATTCTGCTGTTAAATATCCCGAGTCATTGTTTAATTGTGATATGTCTGATCCGGAGACCAGTAATTTTCTCCACTGTGCCATGTTGTAATCTTCTTATTTGTGATTTATAATAAATATGCTTTAATTAGAATAACCAAAGTAGTAATCATTACTAGCACTGTAAAATAATCCACCTGCTACTGCTGATGGAGTTATAGACTGTGAAGTAAATTGCATTATACCTTCTTTATTTACTTTTAACTGTTCTCTTCCTTCTACTTTTATACTGAATATATCATCAACACCATCTAAATTTATAGTCAATGAACCAGAAGTACTAAATGACCCAGATACATTAAGAGATCCTGATAAGTATTCTCCTATTTCAGGTAATTGGTTATTTATTTGATTCCAAAATACCTGAGCCATTATCCATTAAGTTTTCCGGTTATAGTAATCTCCATTCCCTCTGTAATATTGTATCCCAAGTTAGAGTTATGAAAATCTACTAATAAATCAGCACCTTCTTGAACTATTCTGTCAATAGCTGATGGCTCTATGGTTAATCCCCCTATTGTTACTAGGAAATCATCTATTTCATGGTCTGGGAAGTTAGCAGGAGGAGTTACTAAGGTAACGTTAGCAAAAGTAATACTATTTTCAACATTATCTATTACGTAACTATTGTTATTAGTGTCAACAGTATTAGAAAGTGCTAAATAAGTTCTCTCTTCTGCTGTCATACCACTAAAATTGATGTTGACTTCTGACTTACCTGTTAAATTATCGTAAAACCTACCTACAGTGTTAGTAGAAGCAGGAGTATCGGCCTTTCCTTGTAGTATTTCTTCACTACCTGCAGTTTCTAACCCAAATTTTATCGCTGACTTGCTATAAAACTTATTCATATTAGCAATTGATGTATTAATGCTGTCAGGTACTATGTGTCCCATCATAGTTATTTGGAAAGTAGTCTTTACCGTTCTGTCTTGCCCTTGATTCATCTCTGTAGTAGTTGTATATGAATCAATCATAGCTCTAAAGTTAAATCTTTCTGGGTCTCCCCAATATGCATCTGATGCAAAGTTTATAGATTCTACTATTTTATTCATCTGCTCAACATACTCAGTAAATATTATACAAGAGTAGGTTATATTAACATAATCAGGTATGATCACCCCGTATAATTCTTTAACAGGTTCCCTATTATTGAGTCTAGAAAATCTATCGTAGACATTTTTTTTAGAATATCCTTTTTGAAAGATTGCAAAGTTATTAGGATTGTTAGCATCCATTTTATTACCAAGCGTTCTATTTTTTTCAATAGAATCTCTCTTAAACATCAATAAAGGTGTTTGAATCTTACCGTTTTTATCTCTATAGTACCCGTCTTTCTGTACAGCCGACCATCTTTCTGGTGAACCGTACATTATAGGTACGTTTATTCTCTTGCTGTTTTGTATTACTGATGGTTTTATTACGTTGTTGAAATAGTAAACTATAGTTTCGTCTATATCTCTAAGACCTATGTTAAATTGCTTTACATCGTCGTTCTTAACTGAACGTTGATATGCTCTATTAGTACGTATTACATCAGGTGTTGGTTGTTTTTGGGCATTGTTATACGTATCAATTGCTTCTTGTGACAATTGAGACTGTCTTTTAGGTATTATTTTAGTCTTCTTTGCCATCTATTATCTTGCTCTTGTTATTCCAACTTTATCAGTTCTTGTTAAGTGACAGTCAACTATGATAGATACAGAAGAACCGAATTTGTTGCCATGTTGTGTTAGATTATAGCTACTATCTCTACCTACAAATAACTGGTTCTCTCTAACAGTATCTACTTCGTAATAATCTTCATGCCACATTACTATATCCCCTACCTCAGGTACAGTATCTGCATCTACTAAATCTTGTCTAATGAAAGCAAATGATGCTTCCCTTCCTAAATCAGGGCCGAATTCATCTACATTAATTATCTGATCTCCTCTAGTTATAAGGCAGTTTAACTTAACTGGGTTGAAGTATACTTTATTTAGTGATTCCCCGTATAAGTTAGCTTGAGTATCATTCAGCGATAGTTTGTAGTAACCAATTTCTTGTTCTACAATATCTTTTAGTATCTCTCTACTTATATGAGTCGAAAGTACGTTAAAATCTTTTTGACTACCGAATAACATATATTATTTTTTCTTTTCTACTGTCTTATCAGCTACTTCTACTTTCTTTACTTCAGGAATCCTTTCTAACGATGTATTTTTGAAAGAAGCAAATGCTTCACTAGCTGGTTTTGTTGTTAGTAATTTAACTTTCATAATAGCTGTATTATTATCTCCATTATGTGAAACCTGTCCAACTGTCAATACTCCTGGCATAGCTCTTAACATCTCTCCGATATCTTGTACTGTTACGTCCTCACTATGTCCTATCCTTACCATAGCTTGGTAGACTGAGAATTGTATTTCTGATATTATATCTATTATTTTCATTATCCTACGTATATGTGCATTGGAACCCCTTGCATTGTATCGTTAATAAATTTTGTCTGTGTAGCAGCAAGTTCTAATTGATTAGTTAGTGAAGCTGATTGCATAGTAGCTTTTAAGTCTTCTACTAAGAATACTTTTTCTTCTCTAGCATCTGCTAATAAATCTGCAGCGTTCATAGTTACTTCTGAACCTGGTACTGGTACTGTTTGATATTTTCCTCTAATATAAGCTAGCATTTCTTTACAAGTGGCTACTGTATACTTAAAAATCCACTGTCTACCAATAGAATTGATTTCTGAGTAAACTAAATTCTGAGCATTTACGTTTGATAAGTTTGTTGTTACTCCTGATGATGAAGTTCCTCCTCCTGTTCCTGATACTCCGCCGCTAGATTCAGCTCCTGCTGCAATTAATAATGAATCATCTACATAAGCACCTAATTTATCAGATACACTGTAATATTGTACTTTTAATTTACCGTTTGTTTTAGGTGTAGGGAAAATTCTAAGTTTGTTATTATTAATCTCGAATGTGTAAGCTGATTTCCTTATTTGATCATTAAACTCTATTGCTTGAGTTTTTAAAACATCATAAGATGCTGGCATCAGTAAGAAATTTACTCCTGGGGAGTATGAGCCAAAATCAAATGCATCCATAAGAGATTGTATACCTGTTCCGGTACCTGCGTAAGGATCAAAATACCTTAATATAGCCGGTGGTGCCTCGTAGAAGACTTTTCTTACTTCTATACTTCCATCTCCAATCAAAGATTCTAAATCATATTCTTGTTGTCCTTCTACTAAGTCTATTAAGTAACTCTTTAAATCTACATCTCCTCCTACTCCTGCTTCCATTCCGTATTGAGCGCTTGCTCTTACTACACTTTGAAGGCTTGGTTTAAATACAGTTGCATTAACTGCTTGCCCACTAGCAGAACCTCCTATAGTACTTGACATTGTAGATGCTGCTATAGACTCTATTACTTCTTTTCCATATGCTGTAACTGCTTCTTCGAAAGCTGTGTAGAATTGTCTTTCATTTAGTTCTATATCTAATACAGGCCATCCTAATTTTTCAGCACAGTATCTTGCAACCTTTGGAGCATCTTCTTGAAATGCTAAGTCATCGTCGTAAAATCCGAAAGGAGTAGCTTCACCTGCAATGAAGTCAGTTGTGCCATCCCAGATTTGTATGTGTGAATTAGTATGTGACATATTTTTTTATCCTTCTTCTGTTAATGCTATAAAGTAACCTAATGTAGAACTAAATCCATCTTCTCCAGATCCTATTGATCTTGCTTTTATTGACCTTAAATCGCCGTATTCAAAGTTGTTAAACTCTTCATTAACGTACTCTGAACTAAACATAAAGCTTCCGCTAGGGCTTAGTAGGTAATGTTGATTCGATGTTGAACCAGAAATTTGTAAGTCTATAGAGTCATCTGATAAGTTTGTTAATCTAGCGTATTTAATACTGGAGGAGACAAATGTTCCGGCTCCTGGTAGGTTATCTACGTTGACTACTTCTGTATGTACATTAGCTGGTATATTCATTACTCTATTATCGGCGTAGCTGATGCTAGGAATTCTAATTTCTACGTTAGTTCCTCTTTCAACTCCTTCGAGTTTTACTCTCTCTCTAATAAAGTATGTAAAATTTGCATATTTAGGCATCTTGGAATAGTTTATTTATAAATAGCTGTTAATCCCTGAAGGTTTTATATACCTCTAGTACTGGTGCAACTATCTGATGTCTGTGATTATATTCTAGAGATGCAGTTTTGAATCCTTCTACCTGTTCTTCTATTCTAGCTAAGAAAGAAAATCCTGTTTCTCTTTTATCTTTTAAGTCTATTTGGGCCATGTCACCACAAATTACCATCTTAGAACCTTTCCCCAGACGTCCTATTACTGTCTCCATTTGGGAGTGTGTAACATTCTGTGCTTCATCTACTATAACAAAAGAATTTACAAATGTTCTACCTCGAAGAAATGCAAAAGGTACTATCTCTATTGTTTCCTCATCGAGTAGTTTTTGTATTTTTTCTTTATTGTAGAGCATATTAAGATTATGATAAATTGGTGCTAACCAAGGGTCCATCTTTTCTTTTATATCTCCTGGTAAAAATCCTATGTCTTCTTTAGACACAGTAGGCCTTGTGATAATAACCTTTTCTACCTGTTTGGTAAACAGCATATCTAAAGCTACTTGTGTTGCTACTAATGTTTTACCTGACCCTGCCATTCCTCTGATGACTGTTATAGGGGATTCTAATATATTGGATTTTGCTACTTTTTGTTCTTCGTTTAACTGAACGTTAAACTTGATTGGTTTTTTTGGTCTTCTCTTTGGAACGAATACTTCGTCCGTATGGTGGTTTGAAGGCATATATAATAACGTTATTGTTCTTATCTATAAATATAGGAAAAATTTGTTATATAACCAAAAAAAAAGAGGCCCGAAGGCCTCTCTTAATATAATTGAAATCTAATTCAGATTATACAGTAGCTAAATCGCTAACGAAAATCTTTCCGTAGAATTCTGGTCTGATCATTTTCTTAGCATAACGAGTCATGATACCTTTACGTGGTGTGAAGGTAGTTGGATCGTATACTAGAGGTGTCATCATTAATGGCACGTAAGGAGCATAAACAGCACCCGTTTCTAAGAACTGAGAACCTCTGTATCCTGTTAGGATTGTGTTTTCAGTCATATAAGGGTTCTTATATACTTTGTAACGTCCGTTTAATGAACCTACTTTCTGTACTCCAAAAGCAAAATCCATTTTGTCTCCGTCTGTGTTAGCAGCATATCCTGGAATTGATTCTAAGATTGTTGCTACAGAAGGTGAACATACTAAGAAGTTTGCTCCACCTCTTAACGTTTTCTGGTGAATTTTGTTAGATACTTTTTGGATTTTAGTTCCTAATGTTTGGAACCACTGTCCTTGAGTATTGTAAAAATCAGAACTAGCTGCAGTTCCTGTTGACCAAGATGTTCCATTCCATGATTTGTTATTTACAGCTGACCAGTTTTCAACAGTTACAGCATCTTGAATTAACATATCTAAGATCTCTAAGTCAATCTCCATTGAGATGTACTCGCTTAATAAAGAAGTTAACTCAGCCTCAGCGTCAATACTGTGGTATGCGTTAAGATCTTGAGAGAATTCTGGTGTCCATTGTGCTTTTAACTTTCTAGTCTTAGCTACAATTGCTTCAGAAGCAAGTTCT